CACCGAGATCAGCCTGGTCCTCAACATCGACGGCCCCTCGCGTGAGGTCGGCTCCGTCGAGACCACCCACCTCCGGTCCCCGCGCAAGACCTACCGCCCCGGCCTCCCCGACGGCGGCGAGATGTCCTTCGAGATCGAGTACGACCCGGCCGACGCCGAGCACATCTTCCTCGCCGGGCTGGCCGACGAGCCGGAGGTCCTGAGCTGGCGCATCACCTACCCGCTCACGCCGGCGAAGCACCACACCTTCCAGGGCTTCCTCACCGCCTTCGAGCCTTCCGCCGGCGGCCCCGAGGAGAACCTCACCGCGAGCGTCACGGTGAAGGTCACCGGCGCCGTCGTCGAGACCACCGCCTCCTGACCTCCCCGGGCCGACGCCGGCCCCGTCCCCGACTCCATCCTCCACCGCACTCCCCAGGCCCACCCATGTCGAAGCTCCTCTCCCGCGAAGACTTCCTCTCCGCCCCCCCGACGATCGAGAAGGTCGAGGTCCCGGCCCTCGGCGGCCACTGCTTCATCCGGGGCATGACCGCCGGCGACCGCGACCGCTTCGAGGCGGCCCACGTCGACGCCGACCAGGCCGACTACCGCGCCCGCATCGCCGCCTTCTCCATCTGCGACGAGGCCGGCGTCCTCCTCTTCAAGCCCGACGACGTCGCCGCGCTGGCCGAGCAGTTCGGGGCCGCCCTGGAGCCGATCGCCCTGGCGGCCAACAGGCTCAACAAGCCGACCGAGGGCGCCATCGAGGATCTGGAAAAAAACTCCTGAACCGGCCCGCGCGCCGGTTCCTGTTCCGCCTCGCGCTCCAGCTCGGCATGACCGTCGAGCGCCTGGGGCGCGAGATGTCCTCGGCCGAGCTGTCCGAGTGGCTCGCCTTCAACCGGATCGAGCCGCTGCCGGACCCCTACTGGTGCTCCGCCCAGCAGAGCTACGTCGCGGCCCCCCTCTGGGGCGGCGGCCGTCGCCACAAGTTCGAGGACTTCCTCCCCCTCACCCCGGGCCGCAAGCGGCGGATGACGCCCGAGCAGATGCTCGCCAAGGTCCGCGCTTCGGCCAAGATCCGCCCCCGGAATCCCGAGGCCCCCGATGAAGCTGATCGTGAGGAACGCGTCCCGGGACCCCGACGCCCCCGACCTTCGGGTGTACGCCGAAGACGGGGATGAGATCGAGGACGTCCAGTTCGTCTCCCTCTCCAGGGACGCCGGCGAGGTCGGCCTGGCCCGGGCCGAGATGGCCTGGTTCATCGAGTTCGACGCCGGCGACCCCTCGGCCGTGGACGCCCCTGATGCCGCGCAAGGCGGGTAAGGGCCGGACCGTCGCCGTCCTCGGCCTCGGCAAGGTCGACAGACGCCTGAAGCGGCTCGCCCCGGACCTCCAGGCCCGGTACGCCGCGCAGGCGATGGAGGCCGGCATGTCGCTGGTCCTCCAGGCCGCCAAGGCCAACGCCCCCGTCGACACGGGCGAGCTGCGGGACGCGATCCACATGGAGACGCATTCCGACGGCTCCCGCGTGTCCGTCGAGGTCAAGGTCGGCGAGGGCGACTTCCTGGGCGACCAGTACTACGCCGCCATGGTCGAGTACGGCACCTACAAGATGGCCGCCCACCCCTACATGCTCCCCGCCTACGAAGACCAGGGCCCCAGGGCCCGGGCGCTCACGCTCCGCATCCTCCTCGCCGGCCTCCGCCGGCTGGCCAACCGAGGCTGACTTCATGCCCGTCGGCGACCTGGTCGTCAGGTGCAGGGGCGACTTCGCCCCGCTGAATCGAAGCCTCGTCGCTTCGTCCAAGGCCCTCGATTCGTGGGCGGGATCGGTCTCCACGGCCGTCGATTCGGCCTTCTCGCGCCTGGCGAAGGACGCGAAGGCCGCCCCGATGAAGGCCCTGACGGGGAGCATCCAGAAGCTCGACAAGGTCAAGTCGGTGGCGCGTACGGCGCTCGCCTTCGGAGACGTGGGACGGGCGGCGGGCTGGGCGGCCGTCGGGGCCGGGCGGTTGCGGCTGGCGTTCATGTCCTCCGGCGAGAAGGCCGACGCCCTCCGATCGAAGTTGGATAAGGCGGGCTCCGCCCTGAAGGCGGTCGGGGCCGTAAGCCGCAAAGCCCGCTTCGGCCTCATGCTCGCCGACTTGACTCTCTTCGGCGCCAAGCTCGGGGCCCTTGCGGGCGGCGCGGTCGGCCGGCTTGCGAAGGAGATGCTCGGCGTCTTCGTCGGTGGGGTCCGCATGGGCTTCGGCCTGGTCCGGGCTACGGTCTCTCTCGTCGGCATGGGCTCCGCGGCGGTGAAGGCGGTCAAGGCCCTCGGATTCTCGGCGGTCGAGTTCGGGAAGGCCGGCCTGGCAGCCTCCCGTTTCGTTCTGACCCTGGGCCGATCGACCGCGGCCCTGGGCGATTTCGCGAAGGCGTCCATCCGGGGCGTCGTCGGCTTGTGGTCGGCGATCCAATACGGAGCGTACGCGCTCTCCTGGATTCCCGGGATCGTGGGAGGTTTGAAGAGCGTCGTCGGCGGGGCGATGGGGGCGGCCCGCAGCCTGGTGGGCGTCGGCAAATCCCTCCTGGCCATCGGCTGGAACGTCGCGACGTCCGCCGCCTCGGCCTTCCGCGCGACCCTCGGGGGGATCGTCTCGACGGCCGGGTCGGTCGCCGGAGCCCTGGCCAAGATCGGCCCGCTCGCCGGCGTCGTCGGCGTCGCCCTGGGCGTCAAGGCGGCGGGGATGGCGGCGCACCTGAACGAGACGATCAGCAAGACGGAGCAGGTCTTCGGGAAGTCGGCCGACGGCGTCGTCGCCCAGGCGGAGCGGATGAACGTCGCGTTCGGGACGGCGCGGAAGGAGTACCTCGACGGGGCCTCCGCCCTGGGCGGGCAGCTCCAGGGCGTTGGGTATGCGGAGAAGGACGCCGCCGCGCTCTCGATGCAGCTCACGAACCTCGCCGCCGACGCCGCCGCCTTCCGCGACGTGGGCTTCGACGAGAGCCTCCGGAAGATCCAGGCGGGCCTCTCCGGCGAGGCCGAGCCGCTGAAGGCCTGGGGCATCCTGATCGACGAATCCACGGTGAAGCTCCAGGCCCAGAAGATGGGCCTGGTGAAGGCCGGCGAGGAGATGGGCAATGCGGCCAAGTATCAGGCCCGGCTCGCCATCATCACCCAGGGCCTCGCGAAGGACTCCGGGGCGCTGGCCCGGGAGGCGAAGTCGCCGGCGAACCAGATGGCCGAGTTCTGGGGCCGGCTCCAGACCCTCGGCGAGACCGTCGGCGCGTCCTTCGCCCCCGCGTTCGGCTCCGCCCTGGAGGTCGTGAACCAGGGGATCGCGACCCTCACCGCAAATTGGGGTGCGATCTCCGAGGCCGTCGGGGGCTTCATCTCCGGCGTCGGCTCCACGCTCCTCTCCTGGGCCGGCTCCGTCGCCGACTTCTTCGAGCTGGGCGGCGGCAAGATCGACTACTGGCGGCTCGCCCTGGGGACGCTGGCCGACGGCTGGCAGGTGATGGGGGTCGCGTTCCAGGCGGTCAAGACGGCCGTCCTGGGCGGCATGACGGCGATCTTCAAGGGCCTCTCCTACATCGCCCAGGGCTTCGATTGGGTGTACCAGAAGGTCACCGGCAAGGCCTCCGACACCGCCTCCTACCTCTCCCGCATCGGCGACAAGCTCGGGGAGGCCTCCAAGGGCTCCGCCCAGCAACTCGCCGACGCCTGGGCCAAGCCCTGGGCCCACGCCACCGACGCCCCCGACAAGCTCGGGGACGCCCTCATCGGGGTCAAGGACAAGGTCCTCGGCGCGTACGACGCCGCCGGGGCCCAGATCGCCCGGATGCGCGAGGAGATGTCCAAGCCCCTCGCCGCCTCGGTCTCGGCCCCCGTCTCCGAGGACCCGGCGAAGAAGGACAAGAAGGCGAAGAAGCAGGACCCATTCGCCGGCGCCATGAAGCTCGGCTCGGCCGAGGCGGCCAGCGTCCTCCTCAAGTCCCGATTCGGCTCGGGCAAGGACGCCGTGGCCGAAAGCTCGAAGCAGACGGCCGAGAACACCAAGGTCCAGATCGACGTCCTCGGGCGGATCGAGTCGGCGCTCAAGGCGGCCGTCGCCCCGTCCCCCACCTACGCGATGTGACCCATGCCCATCGACCCCGAAGACCTCCCCGAGGGCATCGTCGAGATCGTCGACGTGAAGTCCAAGGGGGGCTGGTCGCTCGACGGCGGCCGGACCTACTCGATCGAGCTCCAGGTCCAGACCGACGACCTCGACGTCGGCCCCAAGGCCGTCATCGACGCGCTGCACCTCTGGGAGGCCAACACCTACCGCTGGCCGTTCGTCGAGGCCGCGAAGGAGTCCGACCCCCGGTCGTTCCTGCAATCCGTCGAGGCCGACGAGGTCGGCCTCGGCCAGGACGGCGCGGTGTGGAAGGTCACCCTTGCGTTCGCGCCCCGGGACCCGTCGAAGGACGATC